ATGGAGCAAAACAGCCTGGAATCCATGAAGATTCCCAAACAGGTTTGGGAAGAATATACTGCGGGCATAAGGTTTAAATCCGCTTTGGGCAAGCGGGGGCTTTACGAGCAGAGCAAGCTGAACGAGCGGTTTTTTATTGGTGACCAGTGGCATGGAGCCCGCTGTGGAAACGACCGCCCCTTGGTCCGCCACAACCTGATAAAGCGTATCGGGGAATACAAGATGGCAATGATATGCAAAAACCAGATGTCTGTGACTTTCTCGGTGGACGGGATTTCAAGCACACTGTCTGTCAGGGAAAAAATCCTGCCTTTAAGGCAGGAGCTTGCAAAGGGAGGAAAAAAGGCGGCATTGGATTTTGCCGAATTGGCAAAAAGCCCGGTTCCTACCGAGCAGGAATTGTCACTGGTGATGGATGCCCTTTCAAATTATTTCAGCGTAACTGCCGAGAGGGTTAAATTAGATGATTTGAAAGAGCAGGCATTGAGAAACGCTTATATTTCGGGTACAGGGATACTTTACACATGGTGGGATGACAGGATTCTAACCGGGCTTTATGCGGATGACGCCAGGACAACCCCAATACGTGGCGATATAGCCTGCGAAGTTTTGGATGTTGAAAACGTGTATTTCGGAGACCCGAACCTTGACAGCATTCAGGAGCAGCCCTACATACTGATTGCCCAACGCAGGAATGTTGAGGATTTGCGCCGTGAAGCCAGGAAGCACAACAGGCCGGAATATGAGATACAACGGATACTTCCGGACAGGGATGTTTCCTACCTTGCGGGGGAAAGAAGCGAGATGGAGCCGGAGGAATCAGCCAAAGCCACGGTGATTACAAAGTTCTGGAAGGAGTATATGCCGGATGGCTCAGGGTACACCATTAAGGCTATAAGGACATGCCGTGAGGCGGTTATCCGCCCTGAATGGGATTTAGGTATCAGGCTTTATCCCTTCGCAAAGTTTTCCTGGGAGCGGCGCCGGGGCTGCGCCTATGGAGAAAGCGAGATTACATACCTTATCCCTAACCAGATAGCGATAAACAGGATGATTACCGCTTCGGTATGGGCGGTGATGATGATGGGCATGCCGATTATGGTTGTCAACAGCGATATTGTAACAGGCGATGTGACCAACGACCCGGGGCAGATAATCCCTGTGGCGGGGAACGGCGATGATATGGTCAGCGCTATAAAGTATGTTAACCCGCCGGACTTTTCCCCTGCCTTTGACCAGAATATTACTTCCCTTATAAACAACACCCTGCGGCAGACTGGCGCTAATGATGTAGTCCTTGGCGATGTAAAGCCGGAAAACACCTCCGCTATTTTGGCGGTAAGGGAAACGGCAACCCTGCCACTTACCAGCCTGCAAAACAGGTTTTACAGCTTTTTGGAGGATGTGGCTCGTATTTGGGCGGAATTCTGGGTTGCCTATTACGGCCAGAGAAAGGTAAAAATCAAGGATGAGCTGGGGACATGGTACCTGCCCTTTGACGGCAAGCGTTACCGTGACCTGGTGATAAACGCCAGGGTGGATGTGGGTGCTTCCACTCTGTGGAGCGAGGAACAGGTCATAAATACCCTGAACAGCCTCTATGACAGGGAAATTATCGACGCTGTGCAGTACCTGTCAAGGCTTCCGAAAGGTTCGGTTCCGGATTTGTCACAGCTTATCGGCGAAATTCTCCGAAAAAGCGAAACCAAAACGTAAAAGCCCTGGGCTTTAAGGGGAATTCCTGATGAAAGGAAACACTGGAAAGCTGAAAAAAGTCGACATTTCAGAGATTGTGGGAAAAGGGTACAGGCAGTTTTGGAACTGCAGGTGCCGGTACCGGGTTGTGAAGGGTGGAAAGGCGTCAAAAAAGTCCACAACCGCGGCACTGTGGTTTATTGTCCATCTTATGAAATACCCGCAGGCAAACCTTTTGGTGGTGCGTAATGTCTACAGGACACATTACTATTCCACTTTTCAGCAGCTTAAATGGGCGATTAACAGGCTGGGGGTGTCAGAGTACTGGAAAGCCACGGTGTCACCGCTGGAATTAAGGTATCTGCCTACGGGGCAGAAGATAATCTTTAGAGGGTTTGATGACGTTTACAAGCTGGCTTCCACCACTGTAGACAACGGCTATTTATGCTGGGTGTGGATTGAGGAGGCTTTCGAGATTGAGTCGGAGGCGGATTTTGACAAGCTGGACCTGTCTGTCCCAAGAGGAGAGGTTCCACCTCCGCTGTTTAAGCAGACTACTATTACCTTCAACCCATGGAACGAAGGCCATTGGCTTAAAAAGCGTTTTTTTGACACTAAAAGCCCCGATGTATATACCCTCACCACCAATTACAAAATCAATGAGTTTTTGGACAAGACCGATATTGCGGTTTTTGAGCGGCTTAAAAAGGAGAATCCGAGAAGGTATGCGGTGGCGGGTTTGGGAGAATGGGGTGTTGCGGAAGGCTTGGTATTTGAAAGGTGGGAAGTCAGGGAATTTGATCCTGGTATTCTCACTGATAAAAGCAATCCTGATTCCTGGAAGTTTAAGCACGTGTTTGGGCTGGACTACGGCTATACTAACGACCCGACAGCTTTTATCGCCATGGCGGTAAATCCGGTGGACAAGGAAATTTACATATACGACGAGCATTATGAGACAAGGATGCTGAACGACGCCATAGCCCAGATGATTATTTCAAAAGGATACGGGAAAGAGAGAATCAGGGCGGACGCGGCGGAGCCAAAAAGCAACGAGGATTTAAAAAGGCTGGGTATAAGCAGAATTGTACCCGCCAGAAAAGGAAGGGACTCAATCCTCAACGGTATAGCAAGGCTTCAGGAATACATGATATTTGTCCATCCAAGATGCAAAAATACCATAGCCGAACTTTCGTCTTACCAATGGAAAAAGAGCAAGGGCGGGGAACCGCTTAATGTGCCGGAGGATGGAAATAACCATCTGATGGATGCCATGCGCTATGCCATGGAGGATATTGTTACCTTCCGCCCGCGGCCGCCGGAACGCAAACCACCGGCAAGAAAAAATGGATTGGTTATATCTGCTTCGGATTTTAAAGGAGGATGGGGATGATGATTACGTTTGTTTTAATTCTCACTGTTTTGTATTCGGTTGGATTTTGTTCCCTTGTTGCAGTTTTTTCATGCTTTGCTGTATTAAAGCTCAATGAGCAAAATTTCAAAAACAAGGGTTTAAAAAAGGAATCAAAACCAGTGCTTAGCGACGAACAGGCGAGGGAGTTAAAGCGCAGGCAACGGGAATTGTTTAATTTCTTAAATTTCAACGGCGATGTCATGCCGGATGTGGATGATGAAGAAGCGGGTTAAACAGGCTTTTTGCCCGCCAGCCATAGCGGGTTTTTAATAAACCTTAACAGAAAGGGGATTTAAAAGTGGAAATCATGGATTTGCCTTTGCAGGAGGCCCAGCCAGAGGCAATTGCAGAGGAAAACGAAACTGCCGCTACAGAGAATGATTTTTCGATACCCGAACCGGCCGCCATACCGGACGAAGGCGAAATCAGCGGGGTTGAAACTGCTCCTGCTTCGGAAAACGGCGAAAGTGCAGTGCCGGATGTAACTATCAAGGTAAAATTTAACAAGCAGGAACGTACATATACGGCAGAGGAAGCTGCCCCGTTAGTGGAAATGGGGCTTAAATGGGAGAGTTTCCGCCCTCAGTATGAGAAGCTAAGATACTTGGCTTCGATAAATGAAAAGTCTGTGGGCGAGCTGATTGACGGGCTGATTGAAGAGAGCGACAGCCGCCTTTACAGCCGGATAATGGAGAAAACAGGCGGCGACGAGGCTGAGGCAGCCCGCATATTTGAAAAGGAAAAGAAGGAGCTTGAAAAAAGGCTAGAGCAGCTTGCCCAAAGGGAAGTGGAAAGTGAGCGGCAGACAATGCTGGAAGAAAAGGAGGAGATTGAGCAAAGGCTTGCTAACGAATTCCTTTTGCTGGCAGAAGAATTTTCGGGCCGCTTTAACAGCTTTGCAGATGTGCCCGAAGCCGTAGTGGATTGCGCGGTAAACGAGAATATCTCTCTGTTTGACGCGTACCTGCGGTATCAGCACCGGGAGGCAAAAAAGGTTGAGGCAGAAAGGGTTAGGCAAATGGAATTGTCCGCAAGGTCTGCTGGCTCCCTTTCGGATTTCGGATTTCCTCCGGGCTATGAGCTTGATGAGTTTGAACAGGCATTTTACAAGGCTTTGCAGTAATTAAAAAATTTATTAAAAGAAAAGGGGAATGTTTTATGGCAATCAATACTATTACTTTATCCGAAAAAATGACAGGCGAGCTTGACCGCGCAGTAGTTCAGAAATCCATGACAGGATTTTTAAACGACAACGCCATGAGGGCGAAATTCGTGGGCGCGGGTACTGTACTCATACCAAATGTTGAATTATCTGGGCTTGGGGACTATTTCCGTGATGGCGGATTTGCCCAGGGGTCAATAAACGTTTCAAACACCGTATACGAGCTTAAGATGGACCGTGGCCGCAGCTTTCTTCTTGATGCCCAGGACTGTGACGAATCGGGGATTCCGGGGCTTGCAGGCCAGGTGATGGGCGAGTTTGTGCGTACCAAGGTTATACCCGAAATGGATGCCTATGTGTTGTCTAAACTCGGCAGTGTCGCACTGGAAAACGGACAGACTGTCGACGGAGACCCTTCAGAAGAGGCTTATGCCATGTTCACCGAGGCATGCAACAAAATATATAACAACCTCGGTTATGATGAAGAACTGGTGGCTTTCGTAAACGGCAGCTTCTGGGCAGGGATACAGAGCTCCCCTGAGATTAGCAGGATGATTACAATAAACGACTTCAAACAGGGCGGAGCTGATTTGAAGGTTAAGTCCATTAACGGGGTTCCTTTGATTCCTGTCCCTGACAGCAGGATGAAAACCGAATTCGTCTTTTATGACGGCAGGACTACTACTCCTAATGACCAGACAATGGGCGGTTTCGCTCCTGCGGCTGATGCCCAGAATATCGGTTTGCTGGTAATGCCGAAACGGGCAGCTTCTCTCGTTAAAAAGACTGAGAAAATCAGGATTTTCGACCCCGATAAGAACCAGCAGGCAGACGCATGGAAGTTTGATTACCGCCTGTATTACGACCTGATAATCAGGGAAAGCCTAAAATCTGGCATTGTGGCATATATCTATTAACCGGTTGCCATAACCAAAAAGCCACAGGTTTTAAGGAGGGCGGAATCGCCCTCCTTAAACTTAAATTTTAAAGGAGGTGGGCTAAATGAAAACAGGCAGGGATGTTATTGAGCGAGCCCTGTTTCTTTTGGGGTATACAAATGCCAGCGGAGGTTTTGACAACATCAGGGATGCAGCACTTTTCAAACGCGGGGTGGCTGCGGTTATTCAGATTTATGAGGATTTAAAGCGGATAGACAGAATGGGTGACAGTTTGGCTATTCTTAATTCAATGAACGAGGAAATCAGGCTCTCACCGGAAACAGTCAGCGATGTGATGCCCTACGGGGTGGCAATGCTGATAGCCCAGAATGAGGGCGATTGGGATTCCCAGGCGCTGTTTTCTTCCATTTACAGCCGCAAGCGTTTGTCTGTGCCGGGCAAAAAAATGAAGATTGCTGATGTCTTGCCAAGGGGTGGGCAGTAATGAGCCGTCCGAAATCGAATGCCCAGGGTACATTTATGATTGATGGGTTTAAAGACGGGATAGGATATGGAACCTTAAATGCCAACCAGTTTGCCGAACTTGTGAATTTGTGGTGGAAGGACGGAAAGCTGGCAACCCGTCCAGGGATTAAGGCACTTCCTGAAACTTACCGAAACTTTAACGGCAATGCGCTGGTTAATGTAACCGGGGGCAACAGGGATATTCCAACAAACGATGGGATTTGCAGGCGTCTGGCTTTTATTTACAAAAGGAATACCGGTACAGGGGCGGTATATGATGTGGAAATGTCGTCGATAGGCTATGACGGCAAGGAAAACCGCAGCACAATAATCGCCGGTGCCGGTGAATCCAGCTTTTCCAGCGTAATGCTGGTGGAAAGCGGCGGAGGAAGATGGCAGGGCACTGCCGCAGGCGGCGCAATCGCTTTTATCGGGCAGGGCGGCAAAGGCTCTGGCGGCCGTATTCTGGCGCAACCTGCCGATTTCTCCTCTCCATGGGTTGATATTACTGAGCAGGCTTATATCCCCCTTGTCATGATTAATGCAAAGGGCAGCCCTACCCTTGAGCAGGCACAAAACGGCGGTATCATATATGAGGGGTTTAACCTGCTGACTCCGAAATTTAGGGCAAGGTTTACTACGAACGACGAAGAGGGAAAGTTCTATTTTCTGCCTGTAAAGCAGCTTGACAACAGTGAGATAACAGTAAAATACACCGATTCTACTGGAACTGTTTATACATATGTCATACCAGAAAACAGCAATATGTCCGAGGTCGACTCTGATGGGATAGCAGTATGCGTGGACAGGGTTGGAGGATACGTATATTGTTACCAGCCGTCAAAAGGGTATATTCGATGGTTTCCCTCCTCGGGAATTAGCAACAACCTCGAGGTTATCGCCTCCAAGACCCGTGACGAGGGCATGGATAAAATCTGTTCTATGAGGTTTTGCACATGGTTTGGCGGGGATAAAAACGGTATCCAGGGCGGCCCGAGGCTGTTTGTCGGTGGGCACAGGCTTTTTCCAAACCTTATTTACTGGAGCGATGCGGACAACCCGCTTTATTTCCCGGAAAATAATTTCGCATATATAGGTGACGCTGGCCAGTTTGTTACGGCCTTTGCGAAACAGGGTGAAAAGCTGATTATTTTCAAAGAAAGCGAAGTTTATTATGCTACATATACTTCCGGCAGCAGGGTTTCCAAATACCTGCTGGACGGGTCGGTAATTGATGCCACATCGAATGAAGCTGGTTTTCCTGTATCTCCAATCCATCCCAGTGTTGGATGCGATTGCCCGGAAACTATACAGCTATGCGGCAACAGGCTTGTCTGGGCTACCAGCAGCGGAAGGGTTTTTGCCCTTAATCCGGCAAACCAGTACAGCGAAAACAGTGTGATTGAAATCTCCGGAGCGGTGCAGCAACAGCTTAAATCCATAGGCAGTACAGCTTTAAAATCGGCTGTTTCAGCTGATTACTGCGGGCATTATATCCTTCTAGCCGGGAATGACGCTTTTTTATTCAATTATAATGAGGCAAAATTTCAGCATTATGGTGCCAATCTTGTTCCATGGGTGCGCTGGAAATTTGATTTGCAGGCAAAACCATTATTCATGATGTCAAACGGCTTTAGCCTGGCTTTATGCAGCAAAATTGACTCCGGTGGTTTTAATGGAAGAATAACCGCGTTGTTAGATGAAGGCTGCGATGAAATACTGTATTTTTTGGGCGGAAACCTGACGGTAAATGAGCGGGAAATAGAATTTAAAGCCCGGACTGGATTGTATGATTTTAAATATGCCGAAAGAAACAAGGATGTGCGCGCCCTGTTATTGGAAATTAACGGTGATGAGTCCTCTAAGGTTTTTGCTTCTCTGTTTGATGAATCAGGGACGATTGGGGAATCAAGGTATGTTGGATTTTCCGAGAACGGGATGGCAAAAATCTCCACAAATGCGGTAAGGGTTAGAATGTTCGGGTTCTGCCTGCAGGGTAGTGGTTGCGTATCGATAGGAAGGGCAATCCTTTCATACAGGTTGTACGGAAAGGCGGTGCGCTGATGGCAGAGGTTAAAAAAATTAATTATCAAAGCAAAACCTGTTATGTAGTAAATCCTGTAAAGATAGATACCTTGTCAGTTCATAAAAAGGTTATAGCAACCCAGATAAAACGTGTGTTAAAAACAGAGGAAAGGAGGTTTGACGGGTGAGTATTATCAGAAATCTGACTTTTACAGTTGGTTTGGACAGCATTAGCCCCGGGTCAAAGCAGTATGCCGGGGTACAGGGGGAGCATTGCAGCACAAATTTGGTTTTTGTTTTGGATGATGTTTTGGCGTCAAGTGAATATATATATCGTGTAGAGATGGTTGACAGCATGAACAACTACCAGACAACCGAAACCATGGTGCTTGAACCCGGCAGCAGAGAATTAACAGTTTCCTTAACCCGTGCGTGGACCCAGTCTGCAGGATTGTGCGAAGTCAGAGTTGTGGTAGCAAAGTTGGATGCTGAATTTAACGAGCTGCTTATACATTACACCGAACCGGCATTGATTTATTTCAAAAACAGAGCCGAGGGCGTTTACCAGGAACAGGAGATTGAGCGGAATTTGACAGCCCTGATTGAAGAGGTAAAAAACGCGGCTGATAAAGCTTTGGAGTCGTCAATGAATGCGGACCAGTTTTCGTTGAAAGCATGTACGGCATCGGAAACGGCGTTAACGGCGGCAAATAATGCGAATGAGGCGGCTTCAAGCGCATACAGCGCCGGGGTTTTTGCCAGTTCCGCTGGAAACAGCGCGGAAAACTATGCCCAATTAGCAAACAGCGCTGCAGTAAATGCTAATAACGCTGCTGCGAATGCAATCTCAGCAGCGGATTATGCAAACCAGATGGCACAGGCGGCATTATCCGCTGCAAATACTGCCAATGAAGGGGAGGTAATCCGGCAAAGTGCTGAAGCGGTGAGGGCTGCTGCCGAACAGGGAAGGATAGAAGCCGAATATCAAAGGACAGAGGCAGAGAACCTGCGGGTTCAGGCAGAAAACCAGAGACAGGCAAGTTTTGCCCAGTTTGAAAGCAGGATTACCACCCTTGAAAGCGGTAAAGCTGATAAGGCGGATATCTACTTAAAGCAGGAAGTGGATGCCGCTTTTGCTCAAACCAATCTCCGTGTCGCCGAAATTGGCAAGGATTTATCCGACTACAAAGCGGTGCTGTCACAACTTAATCCAAATCAGGAAGCAAAGCAGACAATATCCGATTACGGCATTGTACCGCTGCCCGTAAACGCTGCAAACGGGCATATGGATGTGGCGGTGGGAGGCAATACCGAAATCAACGAGAATGGGATGCAACATACTGTCAGCGCCATGCGGATTGTATCGGAAAGCGAAGATGAAACCCGGCGGACAGAGTTGTATATCCCGGACGTAGGCGAGTTGCGAAGTTTGCCAAATGGTGTGTGCGATGAGATAAGCGATGGGCAGTTGATACAGAGGGTTAAAACCTTAGCTATAACAGCTCAAGATATAAGAGGTCTTGGAACGGCTGGCGTAAATGTTGATTGGGTTGTTATTTCCAAGCCCACAGATTATATTGGGTATGGTACAAGCGCGTACGCAACAGGAACTATTATATTCGGCAACTATACGGAAAAACGAATCTCTACACTTGACCTTCCTGAAAATATAAACTGCATAAGCTCTTTCGGTCCAGAAACTTTTTATTTGGTTATTCCAAAAGATACTTATGCTGATTTAAATGCTGCCAAAACTGCACTTGCTGGGACTAAATTAACCTACCAACTCGCCGAACCTATCATTACCCCCATCAACGTATCAGGCACTTTGCTGTCCTATCCCAAAGGCACAGTTTTTGCCGAGCCTGTTCTGCCAGTTGCGGGAATATACACCGATGATGGCATAACAGTGACCAATACCAATTTCCCGATTGGGTCAATCGAGCGTATTTACAAAATTGATTTTGCCACAGGGGTTGAAACGCCGATTGATGTGTCAAAAGTGGTTGTGGCAGGTAATGGTTTGGGATTTACCCATCCAGACTTGGCAGATGGGGATATTGTGTTTTTCACCTATTACTATTCCAACACAGGTACACAGCCAAAAATTTCGGCTACGTATTTTGACAGCAGGTATGTACTTAAAGATACGGTGACAGGAAAGTTTTATAAGAAAGTTGAGACGGTTCAGAATGGGCAATTAACCACTCAACTGGTGGAGGTGTCATAAATGCATGGCGTAATCGTACAGGCTTTTGCTGAACGAATCAAAGCCGGATTGATGGAACTTGAGCAGGTTCCTGAAGTATACAGGCACGATGTTGAACAGGTTTTGAAAGGAGAATGAGTATGGCAAAAATCTTTGTGTCAGCTGGGCATGGCGGGAAACAGCCCGGAGCGGTAAAGGGTAGCCTTATTGAGAAAAACTTTACTCTCGATATTGCGAACCGTCTGGCGAAACTACTTAGGGACGCAGGACATACGGTAGTACAGAACCGCACTACGGATGTTGACTGTACCCCTGAAAAAGCAACACAGCTCGCAAACTCAAGCGGTGCTGATTTCTTCGTCGAAATACACTTGAACAGTTTCGCCCTATCAACTGCTAAAGGCTGTGAAGTGTATTACTACAAGGGCGACAGCAAGGGTCAGAAACTGGCAACGGATGTCTGCAAGGCAATAGCAGGACTTGGATATGCCAACAGAGGTGCTAAAGCAAACACCGGTTATTATGTCATTAAGAATACCAAAATGACAGCAATTCTGGTGGAATGCTGTTTCCTGTCCAGCCCTGAAGATATGTCAAAATTTGATGCGGATAAGATGGCTAAGGCAATATATGACGGCATATCTAAGACCTTTCCGGCGGTTGAAAAACCAAAAGAGGTTAAAAACCCGGTTGATAAAAATCCATCTGGGCAGCCAGGGAATGAAAAGTTCTACAGAGTGCAGGTAGGGGCATTCAAGGAAAAAACCAACGCAGAGAAACTTGCTGCAGAATTAAAAAACAAGGGATATCCAGCCATCGTTGTGCAAAGTTAGGGGGAATTTAAATGCCGGTGGAAATTGCCGTTGCCATATTGTCTCTGACTGGCACTGCCATCGGGACTTTTGGAGGCATTGTCGCCAGCGCCAAGCTGACGAATTACCGCATACAGCAGCTTGAAAAAAGGGTTGAGGAGCATAACCAGTTTGTAAGGCGGTTGCCTGTGCTTGAAGAAAAAATTGCAGTTGCAAACAACCGTATAAGCGATTTGGAACACGTAGTGGGAATGACGAAACCAATAGTGTAAGGGGGATTTGATATGGATTTGCTGAATTACATAGTTGACAACGCCCTTTTGCTTATTCCAGCACTGGTTATCATCGGGCAGATAATCAAAAACATAGAAGTTATACCAAACAAGTATATACCGCTAATTCTGCTTGTGTTTGGCATTGGAGGTGCCTTTGCGTGTATCGGCGTGTCGGTGGATTCGGCGATACAGGGAGTGCTGGTCACCGGCGCCGCGGTGTATGGGAATCAGGTCGTTAAACAGCTAAAGAAAAGCGAATAA